CCATCGATTATTTTGATTAAGAGTCTTCTCTAAATTGTCCGACCAAGTTTTTTGTGTTGCCTTTTTCTCTGCTGATTTCATTGCACTTCTGGCTTCATGGTAGTACTTGCTTGCTTTGGAACCCTTAGAAGACAAAGAATCAACCTTGCTTTTGGCAAGCCAATCCAGCAACTCTATGTGTCTTTCTTTGGGTAGTGCAAATAATCTCTCACTTAAAGCTGGCATATATTGAGCCACCCAAACACGCACTCCAGCACCTCTGCCGCTAAAACAATTTTGTGTACGTTTTAATTCTAGATGTTGAGGGTACTTTCCAAACTCTTCCATTGCCCATATATTTAACTTTAAGCAAGTATCAAAGTTTTGCCATGACTTAATAATCATGGCATCCCAGAAGCGTTGAGTTGGCTCTCTCATTATTCTTCTCCGCCTAATTGCTCACCCTTCACCTTCATAAGCCTGTCGGCTAAGTTATCGGGTTTAGCAAACCTCTTTAGATGAAGCCTGTCAGAAGTCAGGCACTTACCACCTTTAGGTTTATAAAGAGTCCCAGTAACTGCATCCATGAGATACACATTTTTGTGCATATCGGTATCAATAATGACTGGGGTGAGGATGCGTTCTATGCCACTAATATCCCCTAGATACAGCTCTTTATCCTGTATCCATGTGCGTTTAGAAGACGCTTTAGGCCCAATAGGAAAGCAATCGTTGGCTTTAGCCATCATGCCATCCATAGACTTACTAATGTAGGTAGGGTTCATGTACTCTCCTTGGCGTATTTGCGAACACTGGCTTTTGCCAAACAATCAAAACACTTAAATCGTTTAATCTTTCGATTGGCAGTCTGGACAATCTTGCCCATTTCAAAAGACTTATAGTTCATGCAAGACGAACAATACTTCTTTGTGTCTTCGCCAATATCAACATATCCAGCGAATGGAATTGGTTCTTTCATTTCCTAGTTTTCCTTTTAATAGCTACAATCCCCTCCGCTGGGGGTGCATTACGGGCTTCAACAAGCATATCTGCCATTTCCCATATTGCTTTGGGGTTTATCTCACCCTTCATGGCAAACCCAACAGTTAACATAAAGGCAAAACAATCTCTTCTGTCTTGGTCGTTCATTGAAGTTCCTTCATTTGTTCTTTTTTATCGTGGTCAAATAATGTTTCACAGTTAGCCAAGAAGGTTGCTTTAGTCATTCCTAGACTATTAGCTGATACACACGCTACATACAAGGCAGCAGCAAATGAATTCACATACTCAGCCTGTTCCTCGACCATTACTTTTTCTATCTCCCGTACCAAATCAAGGACGGTTTCTTGGTTCATTTTTGGCATTTTGGTTCGTGCCTCAGTATCTCAATCTGTTTAACAAGGATGTCATTCAAAGTCCTCCCACGGACGGCAATCAAGCCAGCCTCGGGATTGTCTTTGATGATTTCACAGGCATCTTTGAGACCCTTGTTATAACCACTGGAATACTCATCGGTCTTATCCAAAGCCATAATCAAAGCATCCCGAATAAAGCTAGATGCCTTACGGCTCTTTGCCATAGACTTCAGCTTTTTAATGTGTGCCTCTGGGAGGTAAAGTGAATAGGGGACTAGTTTTTCCATTTTTTATACTCTGCATTTATTTGTTCAAAAAGATATTGCGCCTTTTCATTCGTTTTAAGTTCAGCTCTGGACGCAACATTTAGGTAACTACATAGCCAATCTACTGCCACCTCTTCTTTACGCTCAAAGATATATCCTTGGTCGTGTAAGAAATCCCAAAAGCTCTGCTCACGGCACAGCATTCCAGCCTGTTTAACTAACCTGGCACCAGCGTATTCCTCAGCCCGAACCATGGGAACTTCGGTGTCGGCTAGGCGAACCATCACCACCATATACCTAGCCCCAACAAAGTCCCGAAGGATCTCCTCTGGGATCTCGTCTGGATGGATGGCCAGATTCAACACATGACCATCCTTTGTCTGCTTCAAGGCTATTTTCTTAGCTTCAAATTGACTGGTTTCCATTAGATTTCCCACTCATCCTTCTCGTTGGAGACGGGCTTGGCTTCTTCCTTTTTGACATAGGTATCTATGGCTAAAGAGATAAACCGACTACCAGTCTTGGACTCCCGTTTCCAGCCAGAGATCTTAATCTCCACCCCGTCCTCATCATGCTGTTCCATCAGGAACTTGAGGTAAGCACGATCAACCTTTACGGATCCAAAGTAATCGGGAGACTTTTCTGTCTTACGGACAGACGATACGAACAAACCACCTTTGTTTAAATATTCCATGTTATGCCTTAGTTAATAATTTTTTGGTTGCTGAGAACTTTTCCATGAGCTTGGAATAGGCGACATCATCCAGAGCCTTTGCCTTGTCAAAGACAGAACGATTGGTCTTGAAGATTGTTGCCACATCGTCCACGCTGGTAGCTACGGCAAGAAGGGCATCGCACCCAGCTCCAAGAGTACTCATCCACGCCCCGATATCCTCGTTATCAGCCAAGGATATTTGCCATGGTCCGCTGGTTGCTTTTGGTTTCTCAACCTTTGGCTCAACCTTGGCTTCTACCTTTTTTGCTGGCTCATCCTTACCCATAGTCGCATCCAAGGCATCATGCTCAACGATCTCAAAGCAATTTACCCAAAGGTATCTCCGCAAATAACTCTGCACCGCACCTAGGTTCTGTACATCGTGGCAACCTTTAAGGGCAGCAGAGGACATTGGTGAAGTAAACATAATGGATGTACCATCCTCGACATCGTTAATCTGTAGGAACGCCATCTCATGGTTAAACGACACCACACCGCATAATCCAATATCGTTACAAATTGTTTGGATCGTAGGTAGAAAGTCCGCCAGCTCGAAGTATTCATAGCCAGCAAACTTGTTCTTTCCTGACTTGGTTAGTTTCTTTCCTTGTAAAGCTATCCTAGCTTGTTGTAGTTTTTTATATACGCTCATGAGACCTTTCCGAGATAGAGGTGAGTTAATGTTTGTGCCATTGTATAAATGTTATAGGCGTCTGTTTCCCAGTCTTCTTTGGGACTGGCGTATGCTGGGTTTGCTGATAACGCCAACATAAACTTTAAAGTTAATTCCTGTGATGTTTCCATGCTATTCCTTTATGTTTAGTTCAATCAATTTACTCAGGTAGTGCTGTGCTTTCCGTAGATCCTCTATGCCACCTTTTTGCTTCCATCGTGATACATACTTAATTACATTCCCTTCAAAATACCCAATTTCATTGGCCGCAATATAGTCCCAAGTCTGAATGCCTTGCTTGGTGTAATGGCTACCCCCAACCTGTATATCGTTTGCACTCATGCCATCCCCCGAATACAAACAATTAATAAAACAAAACAACTAACAAACAACAAAGTCTTCTCTGTCCAATACTGGCGGTTGAGTAGGACTGGATCGTTAATTAAATACCTCTGTATCTCCAACATATCGGGGTCTTCCTCGATGTATTTTTTTCGTAGAGGATTAAGGTAGTATTCAGATCCAATCTTAATCTTGCCGTTGTTGTAGTACTTAGCATCTATCATCTTGCTTGCTCCTCTAAATAATCTTTGTACTGCTTGCACCAAGGGGAAACCTGACAGAACTTGGCACAGCGAGTTCTTTCACCAGCACGGACTTCTAAAAAATATCCCTTGCCAGTACTTTCTAATGCCGATTCCGCCTCCTCTTTTGTGGTATGGACGGACTTCGCACGGACGCCACCCTCTTTCTTTACCGCATAGGTTGTAGGCTTCTCCCAGCACTCCTCTGAAGTACAGGGGGGTAGGTCTTCATTCGTATCATTCGCAAACAGGGCTTCGCTATGGAGGTGGATACGCTCCTTAATAAAGGCTTCCCGCTCTTCCATCGACCAGAGTTTGATATCCAAGGTGGCTACCTGTTTCTCAGGATATCCTTCCCGAGTCTCAGCATCTCTAGCACTCCAATCTCTGATGATGGCAATAATCTTGAGCTTATTCACGGGGGTCTTTTTGACAGTCTCAACAAGCCATGCATAGATGTTGAGCTGTTGCTCCCATTCTTTCTTCTCATTCATGACTGCCCAAGCTCCGACAGTTTTGTAGTCGTTGACCTCGATACCATCCTCATGGACGATCTGTAGGTCAATAGCCCCTGAGATATGCCAGCCATCTATCTCGGAATGAAGTCTTTGCTCTACGATATGGTTAGGGTCTTTGCCCTGTTCCAAAACATGGTGGACTGCCGTACCAAATACCGCCCAGATCATATCGGTCACATCGACTTCAATCTGCTCGGAGTACTTAGCCTTTAACTGCACGATCTGTGGGCTGTTTAACAGTTCCGTAACCGACATATGGGCTTTGCCCTTGGTGTAAGTAGGACGCTCTACGACATTCAAGAATGTCTGTGGAAGCCCATATTTATTGGTAATAATCATCTGTATCCCCTGCGGTTGCCATCGTTGTCATAGAAGTTACGAACAGCTCCTCTGGTTTCGTAGCCAATACGATCACCACGCTCGTTGTAAATTCCGTTATTAGAGTTATAGTTGTACTGGCTGTTCTCCCAGTTATAGGGACTGTTACGCCAGTTCTGAGAGGAGTTCTCCCAGTTATACGGGGAGTTTTTCCAATTGTTTGGGTCATTCTCCCAGCGTTGTTGCCCAAAGGCTATGCCAGGTAGTACACTCAGCAGCAGAAGTATTTGTTTCATCGAGATCCTCTTTTCTTATTACTATACAATAGATTGTACACATTGTCTTTCAAGTATTGCAAAATATTTTTAAATAAGGAAAACCCTGATGCTTACCTTCCCTTGGCCGCCAGCTCCACTAAAGCCCAATGTCAAAACCCACTGGGCTACAAAGGCTAAAGCCACCAAAGAATATAAGGAAATGTGTTTCTATCTAACCAAGGAGCAGAAGATCCCTACCAAGGAATACTCGGAATTGCATCTTATTTTTTACCCACCGAGTAAACGACATTACGACCTTGATAACCTCCTAGCCAGCATGAAAGCTGGGTTAGACGGGATGTCTCTAGCCTTGGGAGTCAATGACAGATGCTTTAAAAAAATCACAGTAGAACGGGCAGATGAGACTGGCGGAACTGTAAAGATTGTATTAGGGTAAACCCTAGTCTATCCTAAAACGTTTGAGGATGTGCTTAAAAAATAGGCAACTCATGCTGTGAATTTATACAGTATAATTTTCCTGTTTCATGAATGTTTCCTTGGTTGTCCTTATGGGCGGTTTTTTCTCCTCACGTGACCGCCCACTTTTTTCTTTTTGT